ATGGACGCTGCTCACCTGATGAAGACGGTGAACCTGATGGACGCTAACATCGAGGGCGAGGTGAGCATTCACGTTGTCCATGACAGCTATGGTTGCCACGCAGCCGACGTCCCCATGCTCAACACCGTACTGCGTATGGCTTTTGTCGAGATGTACTCTCAGCCGGTCCTCGAGACCTTCCGGGAGAACATCTACAGCCAGCTCGATGACTACAACCAGACTGAACTGGAGGAACTCCCTGAACCAGGTAACCTAGATCTGAGCTTGGTGCAGGACTCGTCCTTCTTCTTTGCGTAGAAACCACCACCTTAAGAGAGACGCTATCAGAAACCACCACCATAAGAGAGACTGAAAGAGAGGCCCTATGCCCTTCAACCCTGATAACTTTAACAACCACGGCGTTGCTGAGGCAGCGGGTGCGGCTATGACAGTCGTGTCTTCGGTTCAGCATCTACCAGCAGAGACTCAGGTTCATGCCTTAGTCGCCGCTGCGGTGGTAACCATGGACGCTCTCGGACTACCTATCTCCGAGACCGTCGCCAAGACCAACAACCTTCTTAACAGCGCGTGGAATGCGGACAGCCCTGAGGCGTGGGCACTGCGTGACTACGTACATGGAGAACTGAAATGAGAACAGTAGACCACACTGACCTCGACCCACCTGTCGATTACCAGACGCTGAACAATGCCCAACTGAGCTTGTGCGCCAATCAGTGCCGTCGAGCAGGCTTACCCCTTCCGCTGGACCTACTCGCTGAGATGGATCAACGCGGCTGGGACACCAATGACTACCAACACGGAGACTATTAATGGCTAAATATCCTATTCACACCACCGGCGTACACACCGCCGTGTACCCTCACCTGCACCGGGAAGACCCTGAGTACGGTGACTACAAGGTTACCTTCCGTCTGACTGAGGAAGAGGCTCAAGAGTTCATCAAGGTTCACGACTCCCTGATGCCGGTCGCCCGTGATATGTGGAACGGAAAGGGCAAGCAGGTTGACTTTGCTGGCTCACCCATCCGACCCGAAGAGGACGAAAACGAAGAGCCTACCGGCCAGTGGCTTGTGACTTTCAAGGTCAAAGCTACAGGTCAGAACCGGAACACCGGTGAGACTTGGGATAACACTCCCGACATGGTTGATGCCTCAGGCAAACGTATCGAAGGCGACCGCCCCCGAGTAGGCGGTGGCTCCAAGGTAGCTGTGGCATATCAGGCTTACCCATGGTACGGCACCAGCAAGATCGTCAAGGGTGCAGGCGTAAGCTTCCGCCTCAAGGCTGTACAGATCGTCGAGCTGGTTGAGTTCGGTGGCGGCGGCGGTTCCTTCGGTGTTGTCGAGGGTGGCTACGTGGCTCCTGAAGCACCTGCTGGTAACAGCTCAGGGTTCGCAGACCGCTCTGAGGAAAGCGGTTCCACTATGGACCCGGACTTCTAAGATGCCATCCAAGAACAAGACTAGGATGACATCGCTGGGCTATCGCTCGGGCTTTGAGGAACGCATCGCGTCGTCTCTCGAGGCCCGGGAGTCACCCTTTGCCTATGAACCTGGAACCGTTAAGTATCTGATCCACCGGTACACCCGCTTCCGGCCTGACTTTGTTCTCCCTAATGGCATCGTCATTGAGGCCAAGGGGTGGTTCCAATCCGCCGACAGGACAAAGCACCTCCGGCTGCGTGAAGAGCACCCACAGATTGACTTGCGGTTCGTCTTCCAGAACTCCCGTCAACTACTCAGCAAGGCAAGCAAGACCTCCTATGGTCTCTGGGCTGATAAGTACGGCTTCAAGTATGCTCACAAGGACATACCTGATGAGTGGCTGACAGAGGACAGTGAGTCCACCCGGATCTCCAAGGACTACATCAAAGGACTGGGGTGGTTACCATGAGCAACTCCCGCAAGATTAACATGCTGGTGATTCACTGCTCGTGGACACCGCCTGAGATGGACATCGGCACCAGTACAATCAGACGCTGGCATCGGGCTAACGGATGGCTGGACATCGGCTACCACTACGTCATCAAGCGTGATGGCACGGTCGAGAACGGTCGCCCAGCGCATCAGCAAGGTGCTCATGCTCGCGGCTACAACCGGCACAGCTTGGGCATATGCCTGATCGGTGGCAAGGGTGCGGATGGTAACGACGAGAGGAACTTCACCGAGGCTCAGTACAAATCCCTGAGAGAGCTGATTGCTCGGCTTAAGGATGAGCATCCCATCGAGGACATCGTAGGTCACTGCGATCTAGACGACAACAAGACATGCCCTACCTTCGACGTTGGCGCATGGCTATCCCAAGGAAAGGACACCGACAATGACTCAGACAACGAAAGTGCTTAGTCACTTGATGAAGCATGGCCCTATCAGCAAGCGAGAAGCCAGCATGCACTACCAGATTGACCACCTTCCTGTGGTGATCCGTGAGCTGCGTAAGGCTGGGCACTACATCAACACGGAGATGCATACCGATCCCAACGGTGTACGCTACTCCCGCTACCGCTTGAATAAGTAGAGCCACCATGGCTGACGACAGTACGTTCATACAGCATGAGCCTTGCCCCGCCTGTGGGAGTAAGGATAACCTGGCGCGATACTCGGATGGTTCCGGGTATTGCTTCGGGTGTAAGCATCACGAGAAGGGGGAGGGTCAATCACGACCCATGCCCTCGACACCACCGAAGGAAACAGCCATGCTGACCGACCTCGAGATACTCCCCATTCCTTCCCGGAAGATCACGAAGAAAACTTGTGAACGCTTCGGGTATGCTATGGGTAAGGACAAGGCCGACAAGACCTGCCATGTATCACCATACTATGTCGATGGACGGCTTGTCGCTCAGCACCTGCGCTATCCTCACAAGAAGTTCAAGATCGTAGGCGACACTTCAAACCTCCCCTTCTTTGGCCAGAAGCATTGCAGTGGGAGCGGTCGCCGGATCGTAGTGACTGAGGGTCAGCTTGATGCCATGGCTGTGGACCAAGTCTTGGGTAACTCATGGCCTGTCGTTAGCATACCGCATGGCACTGGTTCAGCGGTTAAGACTGTAAAGAATAACATCGCATTCCTTGAGGGGTACGACGAGGTCGTGTTCATGTTTGACATGGATGAGCCGGGGCAAGAGGCAGCAGTTGAATGCGCCCTCTTACTCAGTCCGGGTAAGGCGAAGATTGCCACGCTCCCCCTCAAGGATGCATCGGAATGTCTTGTCCAAGGGCAGACCAAAGCCATCACCTCCGCCGTGTGGGAAGCAACTCCCTATCGGCCTGATGGTCTGGTTCGCGTCTCTGATATCAAAGAGGATGCCTTAGCCCCCTTGGAGATGGGCCTGCCGTGGCCGTGGGAAGGACTTACAAAGGCTACCTATGGTCGCCACCGTGGTCAGGTGATCACGCTTGGTGCCGGTACAGGTATCGGTAAGTCTGATGTGTTCACGCAGATCATAGCCCACACCATCGCCGACAAGGAGCAGGGAGGCTTGGGTCTCCCCGCTGCTGTATTCTACCTGGAGCAGATGCCCAAAGAGACAGTCCGACGCATCGCAGGTAAGACTGCGGGCCGTCCATTCCATGTTCCCCTCGAGGAAGGGGAGTGGTCTCAGGACGAATACACCAAGGTTATGGATGACCTTGAGAAGAAGGACCGCCTGACTTTCTACAACCACTTCGGTGAGACGGATTGGTCTGTGATCGAAGGGCACATCCGTTACCTGTACCTAGCCGAGGGTGTTCTTGATTTCTTCATTGACCACCTGACCGCTATGGCTGACCCGGAGAACGAGAAGGAATCTCTTGAGACCCTGATGAAGGAAGTGGCGACACTGGCTCAGGAGCTGGAGATCACGATCTGCATGATCTCCCATCTGACCACCCCTGACAAGGGCAAGTCCCACGAAGAAGGGGGACGGGTTACTATTCGTCAGTTCAAGGGCAGTCGCAGCATTGGCTTCTGGTCCCACGTGATGATTGGCCTCGAGAGAGACCAGCAGTCTGACGATGATCAGCTCAAGAACATCACGACCATGCGTATCCTGAAGGAGCGATACACGGGGAGAGGTACAGGTTCGCTTGTTTATCTCCAGTATGATCACTCCACTGGCATGCTCCATGAGATCGATAGCCTGCCTGATACGGAAGGGTTCCAAGATCACACCAGAGTAGCTGCCTCGGCAGACTTCTAGTTCCAACAACCACACAATGAGAGGAGGCGCGATATGTCACGTCTTGTATTCGATATCGAGACCAATGGTTTTCTCGACGTAACCGACCGTGTCCATTGCATCGTGGTCTATGACCTCGACGATGAACGCGCCTACAGTTTCTCTGCTGACACCTCGCTTGACGGTGTCGACGGGACGATTGACGAGGGCCTAGCAATGCTCTCGGAAGCTGACACTGTGATCGGCCATAACATCCTAGGCTTCGATCTTCCAGCCCTCTCCAAGGTGTACCCTGAGTGGGACGGTGCGACTGGCGAGGTGCTCGACACCCTTGTTCTTTCACGCCTCAAGTACCCGCACCTCCGGGGCTTGGACTTTGCCAAGCGAGCTACTGTGGCTGACTATCCCATCACTGGTAAGGACATTGGTTCCCACTCATTGAGGGCTTGGGGCCTGCGCCTCAAGAACCACAAGGACGACTACGACGGAGGCTGGGAACACCTGTCACAGGACATGCTGGACTACTGCGTGCAGGACGTGATGGTTAACGTCGCGTTGTACCAGAAGCTTGAAGACCTCCTCGAGACAGCTCCTACTGCTGTTCACCTTGAGCATGAGACCTTCAAGATTGTCCACCGCCAGTCCGAGCACGGCTTCCTGTTTGACATGCAGTCTGCTCAGGACCTGTATGGTGATCTGGTTGCACGGCGTGAAGAGTTGCGTACTCAGTTGATCGACCGCTTTGGTACTTGGTATGAGAGCGGCGGTGAGTTCACTCCCAAGGTGAACAACAAGAAGCTGGGGTACACCAAGGGCGAGACAGTGACCAAGGTTAAGGTCATTGAGTTCAACCCCTCCTCGCTCCAGCACATTGCCAACCGGTTCAAGACTGAGTACGGCTGGAAGCCTACTGAGTTCACACCTGATGGTCGTCCCAAGATGGATGAAAGCATCCTGTCTACTCTGGACTACCCTGAGGCCAAGATGATTGGTGAGTACCTACTGCTACAGAAGAGGTGCGGACAGCTTGCTGAAGGTAAGCAGGCATTGATGCACTCAGTCTCACCAGAGGATGGTCGCATCCATGGCTACATCAACACCAATGGCGCAGTGACAGGACGCATGACCCACTCCAAGCCTAACCTGGCGCAGATCCCCGGGAACCGATCTCCTTACGGTGAGAGGTTTCGATCTCTTATGACAGTTCCTGAGGACATGAAGCTAGTCGGCATCGACGCCTCTGGCTTGGAGCTGCGTATGCTGGCTCACTACATGGGCGCATATGACAACGGTGAGTACGCACAGGTCGTAGCTGAAGGTGATGTACACTCAGCCAACCAAGCGGCGGCTGGGCTTGAGACGCGTGATCAGGCCAAGACGTTCATCTATGCGTTCCTGTATGGAGCAGGCATCCCGAAGCTGGGGTCGATTGTGGCTCCTGATGAAAGCTCTTCCGAGCAGGCTAAGGTTGGTGGTGCATTGCGTCATCGTTTCCTGAAGTCGCTACCCGCACTCAGTTACTTGATCAACGACGTGCAGGCGGCGGCTAAGAAGAAGGACTCCTTGCTCGGCTTGGATAAGCGTATCATCCCTGTCCGCTCACAGCATGCAGCCCTCAACACGTTGCTCCAAGGAGCGGGTGCCGTTGTCATGAAGCAGGCCCTTGTCCATCTGGATGCGACCCTGCGTAAGCATGTCGGTGACAATGACTACGAGTTCGTAGCCAACGTCCACGACGAATGGCAGATCGAGTGTGACTCCAAGTTTGCTGAGGACATCGGCAAGGCTGGTGTCTCTTCTATTGAACAGGCAGGGCGGTCCTTGGGCCTCCGCTGTCCACTGACGGGTGACTACAACGTCGGTACTAACTGGGCGGAGACTCACTAATGATGCCTTCAGACTACCTATGGACCAGCCTGTATTCGTTTCTGGTCGATATCAAAAACCTGACGATCCCTTATGCGGATTACAAGAAAGCCGAAGCTGATCTCCGTGACCAGCTTCATGGCACCTACGAATACCGGGGCAAGACTCGTCCCCTTTATCAACTATCAACATTAGAGGAATGGTTCAATGAGTACGACAGAAGCACAACAGGGGCGACCACAGAAGTCCATCAAGTACGACCGACCGAACCCGTGGCTTGAGTCCTGCGACGGTAAGGCTGGCGTCCGCCGTGACGACGTGAGTGAATACACGGTCACTGAGGGTAAGGACGGCGAGCATGGACTGCGTCTGAACTTCTTCACCCCCGTACTGGGCATCGTGTTCGCGAGGAACCTCGAGTCCTATGAGGAAGCTCAGGACATCGTCCGGACAATCTTGGGGCAGAGCATTCTGTACCACACTCAGTCTCGGGATACCTCTTCAGTACAGCCCTCGCTACCCTTGGACCAGTACGATGCGTGAGCTGACCCTACTGATCGACGGCGACATTGTCCTGTTCCAAGCTTCGGCTGCGGAGGAAGAGAAGTATGACTGGCAGAATGGTACGAGTACCGTCTACTCTGACCCTGACCGGATCATGCGGATCGTCCGAGGTTCCATCAATAACCTAGTTGTTAAGCTCAAAGCTACCGGGGTTATCGTGGCTCTGTCTGATCCCAAGAAGAACTTCCGCAAGAAGATCCTGAGTACCTACAAAGAGAACCGCAAGGGAAGCACAAAGCCTTCCGGCTGGGCAGCTGCCCGTAAGCTGGTCGAGGAAAGTAACTATCGGATCTATGAACGTCCTACTCTTGAAGGGGATGACGTCATGGGTATCCTCGCTACGCATCCTACGTTGGTTCCCGGTAAGAAGATTGTGGTGTCCATTGACAAGGACATGGAGACAGTCCCCTGCACGTGGTACAACCCCAACCAATCTGAGAAGGGGCCGCAGAAGATCGACGAAGAACAGGCTAACTGGTTCCACATGTTCCAGACCCTGACCGGGGATCAGGTTGACAACTACAAAGGCTGTCCTCGGATCGGCCCAGTGAAAGCCACGGACATCCTCGAGGGTCTTACTGACCCAGCTGACATGTGGGAAGCCGTGGTCGAAACCTACGTCACCAAAGGTCTTACCGAGGACCATGCCCTCACTCAGGCCCGATGTGCCCGTATCCTCCGTCACACCGACTATGACTTCAATAAGAAGGAACCAATCCTATGGACTCCACCCAAGAAGACCTGATCAACAACCCGTCCCACTACACTCAGTACCTCATCGAACCCGTCACGTTTGTCATGCGTAACAAGATGGAGTTCTGGCGAGGCAACATCATCAAGTATGCATCCCGAGCTGGCAGTAAGATGTACGAGGGGATGGACGAAGCTGAGAGCGAGATGATCGACCTCGAGAAGGTCAAGCGGTATGCCGACATGCGTATCAACATGCTACGTGGGCAGACGGAACTATGACCGGGCGGGATATGTACTGGCTTGAGGAGTCGGGCATCGGAGTTTCTACTGTCAACGTGCAGGTGAGCTGCGGTGCTGCCAACGCCTCAAGCGTGGCTGTTGCCTTTTACCGTGAAGTCAATGACATGAACCCCATCCTTGTACGTCTCGAGGACCTCGGCCAGCTTGTTGGCTTCCTCAATGAGTTCGAGGCCGGTAACCTGGAGATACCCACTGACACAACCCTTTGATGTACTGAGACTTTTCAGATTCAACCACCTTAACAGGGAGACGAAAGATCGAACCCTTACCTAAAATGGATGATTGGCCCAGCGTTTCACCCGCTTTTGTGCGCTATCTCCAACGCAAATACCCCGACACAACTCCAATGCGAGCGACATCGCTCCTCGAGTTGGGTCAAGCTCAGGGCCGTCGAGAGGTGGTCCAGTTCATAGAGAACCTACAGAAGGCCCAGAAACGTGGGTCGATTCTCGACTAACCAGATACCAAACGCAGGATGTTCCCATGTGCTTTATGTCAGCCCCGAAGGTGGCACCCCCACCTCCCGCTCAGGTCGCTCCTAAGCCGCCTCAAGCTCCTAGGCTTAACACTGAAGAGGCACCGGGACGCCTGCGAAACCGCAGCAAGGTCGGACGCAATTCTCTTAAGGTTGGCTTGCAGTCTCCCGGAGGCAACGGCTTGAAGGTCCCCATGTAAATGGTGGAAGAAACCCTTGAAGTCGTTACAGCCGCCTCCCGGTACAAGAAGCTTGCTGAGAAGCGCAGCCCTTACGAGCGCCGTGCTGAGGAAGTATCTGAGCTGACGATCCCGACGTTGTTTCCTAAGACAGGCGACAACGCCTACACTACATTCGAGACAGCCTATCAAGGCATGGGCGCACGAGGTGTCAACAACCTCGCGTCCAAGCTGCTGCTCGCTTTGTTCCCCCCTAACGCTCCATTCTTCAGGCTGACGATTGAACCGTCGGTCAAGCAAGAACTGGATGAACAGGAAGGTCTCGCCGAAGAGATCGACCTAGCACTTGCCGAAGCAGAAAAGACAATGCAACGCGCCACCGAGGCGTCTACCCTACGCATTGCTATCTTTGAGACCCTTAAACATCTGCTAATTACAGGCAACATGCTGGTGTATTTGGACCCCAACACGGGGAACCCCAGAGTGTTTTCACTCCGCCAGTACGTCGTAGCCCGAGGGGCCGACGACCTCCCATACGAAATCGTGGTATGCGAGAAGGTCTCAGCACGTACACTCCCAGAACAAGCAAGTCTTCTGCTTGATAATATCGAAGACAGTGATGAGGACATCGACCTCTACACGCACATTAAGCTGATCGACAGCCGCTGGCAGGTCCAGCAGGAAGTTAACGGCCAGGTTATTCCCGGCACTGATGGCTCCTACCCTAAGGATGCCAGTCCTTGGATCGCCCTCCGCGCAACTCGCGTTGATGGTGAAGACTACGGACGGTCCTACCTTGAGGAATATGCAGGCGACCTGCGTTCCCTCGAAGGTTTATCCCAAAGTGTAGTTGAAGCTGCCGCTGCGGCTGCTGAGGTTAAGTTCCTCGTCAGCCCTAATGGTATCACACGCATCGACGACCTTCTCGAAACAGAGAACGGCGGGTTCGTTGTAGGTGAGGCTAATGACGTAGTGGCTTTGCAGCTTGAGAAGTTCGCTGATCTACGGATCGCTGACGCTGCAATCCGGCGCATTGAAGAACGCCTGAGCATGGCCTTCCTAATGAACACCTCGGTCCAGCGTGATGCAGAGCGTGTGACGGCTGAGGAAATCAGGTTCGTCGCTGGTGAGCTTGAAGACGCCCTAGGTGGTTTCTATTCCAACCTTGCGGTAGAACTCCAGCTCCCCATTGTTAAGCGCCTGATGCACCAGCACGACGTTAAGGTCAAGAACATCGAGCCTGTCATTGTCACAGGTCTTGAAGCACTGGGCCGTGGGCATGACCTTACCCGTCTTCGTGGGTTCCTGTCGGACATCACAGCTCTGGCAGAGGTACGTCCTGAAGTCCTCATGCGGCTGGACGAGAACGCTATCTTGGACCAGCTAACCGTAGGACACGGCATCGAGCGAGGTGCATTCCTTCTTTCAGAGGAAGAGTTCCAACAGAAAATGATGCAGCAACAGATGGCTGCGCTGGCTCAGCAGGCAGCTCCGGGTCTTATCGACAAGGCGGCTGACCAGATGGGCATGCAACAACAACAAGAGAGTGAGCAAAATGGCTAACAAGAAACCGACGGCAACTACGCTATCAGCCGATGCCAAGGAAACCGATGTGGTGATCGACACTAGCGATGACATCATCCCCGGCGCTGACCCGGATCCAGAAGCACAGCAACGCGCAAAGGAAAACCTTGCGGCTGTTGGTGGTAAGCTGGACGAGCATAGCTCCGTGAGTGCTTACGGCAACATCATCACCAAGAATTAGTAGGAGGTAGTATCATGTCACAGCAGCAGACAGTTACCTTCCAGACCGACGAAGCTCCCGCTGTCGATCCCAACTTGACAGCTAGTGGTGCCGCCGAGGGTAAGACCACAGACAACGATGGTTCCTCGGATGGCGACGGTAAGATCCTTGGTAAGTTCTCCAGTACGGAGGAGCTGATCGAGAGCTATCGCGAACTCGAGCGTAAGCTTGGGCAGGGTGGCAGCACCGACGCTGAAGCAGGTGAGGCTTCAAGCGAACCAGTAGAAACCCCTACAGCCGAAGAAGCTGATCAGGTGGTCTCTGACCTTGGCTTCGATATGAATGCCTTGTCCAGCGAATGGAACGACAACGACGGGAAGCTCACCGATGAGACCCGCTCGGCCCTGAACTCCAAGGGCTTGTCGGATGAAATGATCGATGCCTTCATTCAGGGGCAGGAGGCGTTGGCCACACAGTTGACCAATGACATCCATAACCTGGCCGGTGGCAAGGACAACTTCGAGTCAATGATGGCGTGGGCCAATGACAACATGACGGTGGACGAGAAGACCGTCTACAACAACGTCATGGAGAGTGGCTCTAAGGACGAGATCAACGTAGCCGTGAAGGGCCTAGTCGCTCAGTACAACGCTACCAAAGAGCCGAACCTTCTCCAAGGCAAGGGCACCAGTATGCCTAGTGGACCCAAGCCGTATGAGTCTCGCGCTCAGTGGCTCAAAGATATCAACACGCCTGACTACAAGACCGACCCAGCCTTCCGTAATAAGGTCATGGAGCGGATGGCAGTCAGCAACCTGTAAGGACTACAGTCATGTTTTCACTCATCGTAAAGGGCATCACCAGCGTCCTCAGCGGCTGGGTGAAAACCCGACAAGTCAAGGCTGAGGGTAAAGTTAAGGTCGCCGTAGCGCAGGCTGAGGCTCAGGCCAAGGTCGCCACCGCAGAGCGCGACTGGGACACCGAAGCTCTCCGTCAATCCCAATACTCATGGAAGGATGAATACCTGACGATCATTCTGTCAGCTCCCTTTGTGGGATCATTCTTCCCGGGTATTCAGGATCACGTTATGAAGGGCTGGGAGTACGTAACCCAAGCTCCCGTTTGGTATCAGGTGGCGTTCCTCGGAACCGTAGCCGCATCGTTCGGATTGCGCTGGTGGTTCACCCGTACCAACATGGAGGTCATGTCTCGAGATGGTTAAGTCAACCTACGTACTGATCGATGACGTGGCCACGGATCACACCGGTGCGCTTACTGAGATCGACAACTTCAACAGGGTCGAGTACGGCGTTGTTCAATGCAAGATCACAAGCACGGGGACCGTGACCCTACAAGGGCGGACGACCTCTAACATGCCGTGGCTCGATATCATTACCTTCACACAGGACGACGGGCGACGGGTCACCGCCTTCCCTGAGATGCGAGCAGTTTCCTCAGGTGTATCAGGTGGTCCTATCAGGGTGGAAATGAGGTTCTAATATGCTTGGATGGATCAAACGAAAGCTCCAGCCTTCCATCACAGCGAAGGAGCTGGATGAAGCGATGGCTACAGTAGCGCCTAAGCCGCCTGTAGAGGACCCTAAGACCACCGCTTGGGTTGGGCAACCCGTCACCATAGCCACAGGACAGCGTCGAACAGACGCCCATGTGCGCCGATGGAGAGGCCGTAAGCAACGCCTCAAGACCATCATTGCCCGTCACCGTGCGAAGGGGGAAGAGATTCCCGCACACCTGCGTCACGAGCTGATTGAATTGAATATGCAACTTGGAGACCCGTTAGATGGCGTGGCAGATTAACGAAACATTCATTGAGGACCGCATCACCGGTGGTTCCCAAACCTCTCTCGAGGGAGCAGACAACGTCAAGATGGGTCTGTACACCTCAGCAACTAGCCCTAGCGGCAACAACCTGGTTACATCTCTTACAGAAGTGTCAGGCACCGGGTACACCGCAGGCGGTATTTCAGCAGGAACCTGCACGGTCTCTGAGGCCGCTGGTACGGTAACCTTTGATAGCCCAGCAACATTCCTATGGAGTGAGAACGCAGCAGGGTTTTCCAACGCTCGGTACGCTGTTCTGTACATTGTGGCTACCAACCAGATCATTGCCTACGAGGACATGACGACTGACCAGAACAATACTGCTCACGACTTTGAGGTTGTTATTGACGCTGCTGGTATTTTTACCGCTGCATGATAAGCTTGGGAGGGCTGTATGCCTCATCAAGACGCTTTAGACAACGCAAGTAATCGTAACAAATCCTACGAGCGGTCCGTAGCTCGCGAAGCACGACGTCAGCAGGACCGCATCCTAGCGGACCCTAGCACGACGCCCCGCCAGAAGCGCGATGAGGCCCGTGCCAACCGCCGCAGGGCTTTGAAGTCCGCCTTAGGTAACGAACCAAAGGTCATCCGCCGCCCGGACAGCGACCGACGCTTTGTCGTCATCAAGTCCGTAGTGGCTGACGATGGTCTGTGGCTTGAGGTAATGGCCTTGGACGCAGACAGTCGTCCCATCGAACGTAACAATGGCCAAGCGAGAGCCGTCGTTGATGTCGATGGCGTGAAGCATATCTTAAAGAACCCCATCCGCGTCGATGACCCGGCCATTGGGGAAAACCCCATTGACCAGTTGGTCGAGCTTATGGAGGATCTGAGGAGACACCGATGACAACTCACGTCCTCCGCATTGCAAGCACTGATGGTGTTATCGATAGCTATGACGCCACCTACGCCAACGCCCGTAGCGGCAGCGGCACCCTGTCCGTCAATACCTCCAATACGCAGGACTTCTTCGGGCAAGAGATCGTCAGCAGCAACTACTATTGCAAAGAGTACTTCGGCGAAGTGGATTGCTCCGGCCTCCCTACAGGTGAGACCGTTGACCTTGCTGAGTTCTACTGGCGCGTGAATACCGACAGCTCCGTTCAGGACTTCACCGTCGAGATCCGAGAGCATGACTGGGGCGGCGGCACTCTGACCACAGGCGACTTTGTGGCAGGCGCAGACCTAGGCTCAAAGACACTCTGGTCCAGCTTCAATACCAGTAACATTCTCGGCAGCAATTCGGTGATGGCCTTCTCCAGCGAGACCGCATTGAAGACAGCGGTCGCCCTGAGAGGCAACCTTCGCTTCATCATGGCCTCCGACCGCCAGCGTACCAACAACGCTCCCGCTAACGATACTACAGACGAGCAGATATCGATCTGGACGGGCAACAACAGCTCGGCTAACGATCCTGCCCTAGGTGTCGAAACAAGCGATGCCAGCTACAGCGGCCCCACTCTGGATGAGACAACCACGGGCCTTATTACCACAGGCACAACCGCCACAGTGAACCGCCCCGGTACTCAAGCGGAGTGTGAAGATAGCCTGATCGTCTTGTTCATCGTAGTTGACGGCGACCGCACGATCACCATGCCTAGTGGCTTCACGGCCATCCATGAGAACGTCCATAATAACGGCACAGCGCAGATGACGCAGACCGCCTGCTACAAGATTGGCGGCGCGAGCGAACCTTCTACCTACAGCTTCACCATCAATACAACAACGCGTGCCTGCATCACAGCCTCCCGCATCAGCGGACATGACGCAACGACGCCTATCGAGGCCAGCGGCTCAGACAGTATCTCTTCTGGTGTAGCTTTCAGTTCACCCTTCGACATCACGACGACGCAGGGCAATTGTCTACATCTCGCCTTCCTTGGTTCTGATGATGGCCAAGACACTGGCTACATCCCCGGGATGACTGAGGTAGCCAGCTTTGTTTCTAATGCAGTAAGCTTTGGCGTCCATGGTGTCCTTTGCTCCACCGAAGTGATCGACAGTGGGACGCTATCGCTGATCACGGTTAGCGACCGAACGGAACAGCGGGCGCTGTCCAGCGTTGCTATTGCTCCCGGTCCAACGGTGCAGCAGCATACGGCAACCAAAGGCTCTATGAGCTTCACAGGGAAGACCAACAGCACCTACAGACGCCATGGGCAAGATGTCGCTGATGGCTCACTGAGCTTCTCAGGGCAGGCTAACAGTAACTACAAGTACCACCGACAAGACATCGCTGATGGTACTCTGAACCTTTCAGGACTGGCTACAACAATAACCAAACTATCACAGTACGCTGTATCCCCGGGTAGTTCGGCGTTCACTGGCCAGTCCGCCAGTCTCTCTTACAAGTCAAAGTACGTATCCACTCCGGGTACTCTTACAGTGTCAGGCGGAGAGACATCCCTCCAGAAGTATCACGCGCAGAGCATTGCTACGGGTGGCCTTACGGTCTCCGGTACACTTGCTTCGCTCTCGCGTAAGAAGGCTATGAGTGTGCTTAAGGGCTTACTCACCTTCACAGGACAAGCTGTGACGCTCGATACGACGGACACAGTCCTTGTTACCTACAATGTTGGCCCCGGTCATGTTACAGTGAACGGAAGGCCGACCCGGTATGAACCTCCACCGTTCATTACCGAACTCCATTTCCCGCTTACACTTCCTCTTACTGAGGACATTGAGCGTGAATAACGCTACCCAAAGACGCTGAATAGCATCACTGGCCCGTTGCGACGGACAACCTTTGGAACGCATTAAGCGGTCTGCGGAAAGCACCCCAACTCAAACCCCAAGATGAAAAGGAAGGTAAAGCTTATGGCTTCTACTCCTACACGGATTGGTCAGGTTAACGCCACTGGCGACGATCAGGCCCTATTTCTGAAAGTCTTTGGTGGCGAAGTTCTGGCTGCATTCCAGACCCAGACTGTCACCCTTGACAAGCACATGGTGCGAAACATCCAGAGCGGCAAGTCTGCTCAGTTCCCGCGCCTCGGTAAGAACACCGCTTCCTACCACACTCCCGGTACGCAGTTGACCGGTAAGGCCATCAATAACGCTGAAGTCGTGATCCCGGTTGATGACATGCTCATCTCCGACGTAGCGATTGCTGATATTGATGAAGCAATGTCTCACTATGACGTACGCTCTCAGTACGCCTTTGAGTGTGCCGATGCCCTTGCCCAGCAGTTCGATAAGACTGTGATGCAGGTTGGCCTTAACGCTGCTCGTACAGCCACCAACCAGGTTACTGGTCTGCCCGGCGGTACAATCATCACGTCAGCCAACTCCAAGACCGTAGGTGCCGATCTGGCCACCGCGTTCTTCGATGCCGCACAGGCTCTGGATGAGAATGACGTACCGGAACAGGACAAGCGTTATGGCTTCCTGCGCCCTGCTCAGTACTACTTGCTCGCTCGGACGACCGACGTGATCAACAAGGACTGGGATGGCCGTGGCTCCTACGCTGATGGCTCCGTTGTTCGTATTGCAGGCATTGAGCTTGTGAAGACCAACAACCTGCCGATCACGGATATCACGTCTCAGTTCCGTACTGACTACGATGTGAACGCCTCGACGACTGCTGCACTGATCATGCATGAGTCCGCCGTGGGCACCGTGAAGCTGATCGACCTTGCTGTCGAAAGCACCGGTCACCGTGTTGACTATCAGGATACCCTGCTGGTCGCAAAGCAGGCTCTTGGCCACGGCAAGGTCCGTGTCGAAGGTGCCGTAGAGGTACGTACAGGCGCACCAGTGTAAGCTGATGTGACCTAGTCACCCATTTGAGGGGGGTCGTAATGGCTCCCCTCTTTTTTCGTTTATTACCCCCAAATGAGAGGCTCCTATGGCAGCACCTGAACGCTTGACCGAGCTAGATGTGGTCAACTCTTGTCTCGAGGAGATCCACGAGGCCCCAATCCAAACCCTCGTTGACCAGACCTCAGTCCTCGTGGCTGTCGCGCAACGGGTCTACAATGAAGTGACCCGCTCAGTCCTACTCAAAGGGTGGAACTTTAATACCGACAGAGAAGTAACCCTGTCCCCGGACGGCAGTAACAACATCCTTCAAGGCGTTGACTTCCTTAAGGCGGACCCCTGCGACGTATCGCTTCCCTATGTATGGCGAGGTGGTAAGCTCTGGGACTACGAAGAGAACACGGACGTCTTCACCGATACCGTTGACTTCAACATCGTCCGGTCGCTTGACTTCGCTGATATCCCTCCCTACGCCCAAGAGTACATCAAGGCTCGCACAGTCCGCATATTCTATGGCCGTTCAGTGGGCAAGGGAACCAACGACTACAAGGTCCTGACGTATGATGAGTCTGAGGCTTTGGCAGAAATGAGACGCGGCGACGTGCAGTCGAGCGACAAGACGCTCCTGCGGAACTCCCGAGGTGGAGCTAGCCGAGTAATGAACCGGAGAATTTAAGATGACTATGGTCGATGGAGAGTTCCCCTCATTCGTGAGTGGGGTCAGCGAGCAGGCTGAAAACATCCGCTTGGCTTCGCAAGTAGGGACCCAAACCAACGCACTCTCTAGCTTGACCGAGGGCCTGACCAAACGCCCTAACACGGAGTACATTGCCAAGCTCACTGGTCTGACTGACGAAAGCGGCGCTATGCTCCACGTCATCAACCGTGACGCTAGCAACCAGCACATTGCCTTCGTGAGGTCTTCCGGTATCAAGGTGTTTGATCTGGATGGCTCTGAGCGGGTCGTGAATAACCCGAACGGGATTGCGTACCTCAGTACTGGAACCGCTGCCGACCTAAGGGCAGTGACCGTAGCTGACTACACGTTCATCCTTAATCGCACCGTGGTTCCTGCTATCAAGTCAGGCTCCAAGTCTCCGGCTCAGAAGGACACCTCGCTGGTGTATGTGAAGCAGGGGAACTTCGGTAAGACGTACACCGTGACCATCTCCAGTAGCAACGTGAATGGCTCAGTGTCGCACACGACGCCTGCTTGGTCTGGTGACAACGGTGGCAACGAGTCCCAAGTTGATAGCGCATACATCGCTACGCAGCTCCGCTCTAGTCTGGCCAGTAACTTCCCGAACCTGACGTTCAACCTGATCGGCTCAGTGATCCACATTGAGGATACTAACGCTGTGGCTGGTGGTGATCTTTCGGTCAGCACAGAGGATGGCTTCGGTAATACGTCCATGGTGGGCCTCAACGCCTCAGGAACGCAGAACTTCACGGACCTTCCACGTAAAGCACCTGACAACTACGTTATCCGCATCACAGGCGATCCTAGCAACGCCTTCGACGACTACTACGTAAAGTGGGTCAAGGAAGGGGAGTGGATCGAGACCGTAGCTCCTGACCTGGACATCGAGATTGATCCTGCGAGTATGCCTCATGCGCTGATCCGCCAGCCAAACGGTGAGTTCAACTTCGAGCAACTCTCATGGGCACCTCGGGAAGCAGGTGACGACGACAGTGTGCCGTTCCCTTCATTCATTGGGCGGACCTTAGGCGACATCTTCTTCTTCCGTAACCGGCTGGGTGTCACCTCGGATGAGAACGTGATTCTCTCAGCGGCCAGTGACTTCTTCAACTTCTTCCCAACGACGGCTACAAGCATTCTCGATGGGGACCCGATTGATGTACAGATCACAGCGACCAAGGTGTCTGTCCTAGAGCATGCCGTTCCGTTTAACGAGACAGTAATGCTGGGGGCGGAGAACGCTCAGTTCACCATCAATACTCCTAACAACCTGACGCCTAGTACCATTGCCATCGACCGGGTAACGGACTACTCAATGTCCAAGAATGTCCGGCCAATCGGCTGCGGTACTAATGTGTATGGTGGCTTCGAGAGAGGCAGTAGCGCAGGGGTACGTGAGTTCCTGATCGGAGAAGACGCAGGGATCAACACGTCCGACGACGTGACAGCTCATTGCCCTACGTACATTCCGTCTGGCCTGAGCCACTTCACCTGTAACGGGGACGAGAACTTCATTGCCGCCCTTACCAGCGGCGAGAGCAACGCTATCTACACCTACAAGTTCCACTATGAGCGTACCGAGAAGAGACAATCGGCGTGGTCCAAGTGGAAGATGGCTGACGACGTTACGATCCTCGGGTGTGAGTTCCTCGGGAACGACCTGTACCTGATCCTGCAACGGGCTGATGGTATCTTCTTTGAGAAGGTAAGGCTCGAGGACGCCCCGGTCGATACCGGAAAAGGGTGGAAGACCCTACTGGACAGCCGCCTGCGAGAAACAAGCTGCTCTCTGGTGTACAATGGCGTCACCGACAAGACCACTATCCAGCTCCCTTATGGCGCACCCTCGGACAATCTCCGGGTGGTAGACCTTGATGGGGCTACTATTCCCATTGAAAGCGTGAGTACACCCGGTGGCGGGTTCAGTACCATCACCGTCGATGGGGACAAAACATCGGACACCTTCTATGTAGGCCAGCCCTACGAGATGTCTGTCCAGCTCTCACGCCCTCAGCTCCGCTTGGGTGGCCAAGAGAACACCCGTGTCATCACAGACCACCGCCTGACCATCACAAAGATGCACTTGATGTACGCCCGGACAGGGCACTTCGACATCGAGGTAAGCAACGAGAGGGGTCGTCTGGACACTTACAAAATGAGGTCAGCAGTGACCGGCCTCACTGAAATCGGGGCACCTACCATAGAGGACGGCGAGTTCAACTTTGGTGTCCTAGGACGCAACACCGACGTGACAATCACGCTCAAGTCGGACAGTCACTTCCCAACAGCAATTCTGTCTGGTCAATGGGAAGGGCAATACAACAAGAGAGCAAGCAGACTCTCGACATAACAGGGGAACCAACTTGACCTTCCGTAGTAATACCAACCCAATGTTTCGCTCCAAGTTCGCCGAGGACATCTTCAATCACAAGTATCGGCACGAGGGCTGCGAGACGTGGGCTGACCTAGCGCGTACCCTTGTGCACGACGTTATGGAAGGCTCAGACACTCCCAAGGATGTTCTTGATGAGATGATCAATATGATCGCTGATCTCAAGTTCATCCCCGGGGGTCGCTACTTGTACTATGCAGGACGTCCTAATAAGTTCTTCAACAACTGCTACCTGCTGAGGGCTGAGGAAGATACCCGTGAAGACTGGGCGCAGATTGCCCATAACAGCACGCGCTGCCTTATGACAGGTGGTGGTATTGGTATCGATTACTCCAAGTACCGTCCTGCAGGTGCGGCTGTGAAGTCCACCGGTGGTCAGTCTTCAGGCCCACTACCGGCCATGCAGATGATCGACAACATTGGTCGCTCTGTCATGCAGGGTGGTTCCCGTCGCTCGGCTATTTATGCAAGCCTTAACTGGAAGCACCAAGACATCCCTGAGTTTCTCAAAGCTAAGGACTGGGACACTATGGCAGTTCCCGGGACCAAGCAGACGATGTGGGATGTCAAGCAAGCTGACTTCTCTTACCCAGCTCCGTTGGATCATACCAACATCAGCATCAACTACGACACCGACTGGTTCACCCAGAGCCTGACCGATGGTCCGGGCGATGTGTTCATGGCCAATGTTGAGCAGGCATGCCGTACCGGTGAGCCGGGCTTCAGCTTCAACTTCTTTGACAAGGAGAACGAGACGCTTCGCAATGCCTGTACTGAAGTCACGTCTGAAGATGACAGTGACGTATGTAACCTTGGCTCCGTTAACATGGGCCGCATTGAGAGCGTGGAAGAGTTCCGTCGCGTTGTTGAGCTGGGTACGATCTTCCTGCTACAGGGGACCCGTAAAGCGGACCTCCCGTATGAGAAGGTGTATCAAGTCCGTGAGAAGAACAGACGCCTAGGCTTGGGCCTTATGGGCATCCATGAGTGGCTCGTACAGCGTAACTACCGCTACGAAGTAACACCTGAGCTACATAGCTGGCTCCAAGTGTACCGGGGGCAGTCTGACAAGACCAGCCGTGAGTACGCTGATCGCTGGGGCATTAGTGCACCAGTAGCTAACCGTGCGATTGCTCCTACAGGCAGCATATCAATTCTCGCAGGAACAACCAGCGGCATCGAACCGATCTTTGCCGTGGCCTACAAGAGGCGATACCTGAAAGCAAGCAGGTGGCACGCACAGTACGTAGTGGACAGCGCAGCCCAGGAACTAATCGATTTGTATGGGGCCAACCCAGAGAAGATCGAGTCCTCTCTTAGCCTTGCTGAAGACTACAAGAGGCGCATGAAGTTCCAAGCGGACGTACAGCGTTACGTAGACATGGGCATCTCCAGCACAATCAACCTCCCTGCTTGGGGAAGCGATGCCAATAACCCTGACACCATCAAGGAGTTTGGCGAGGAGCTGGCCCGACGAGCACCCCAGTTGCGTGGTTTCACAGTGTACCCTGATGGTTCACGAGGAGGCCAGCCGCTAACGATGGTGCCTTATGAGGAAGCCGTGGATCGTCTCGGAGAAGAGTTCGAGGAAGGCGTAGAAGCGCACGACGTGTGTGACATCACAGGCCGTGGCGGAACATGTGGAGCATAAGATATGGGACGAGTAGTCTATCCTAACGCCCACCATGTTGAAGTGGTTGCACGTGAGATGCGTCAGCCTGACAAGGACGAAGTGGCCTGCTTCGATCATACCCCCTATGAAGCTCTGATGAAGGGCTGGCTGGCCAGTACCATATGCAGGACCGTTGTTGATGACTATGGCGACCCGATTGCTATGTTTGGCGTCAGTAGTCCTGAAGAGGTGCCCCCGGGGGTAGGGGTACCTTGGCTACTCGGAACGCCTGCTCTTGAGGATATCAGCTTTCAGTTCCTCCGGGAGAGCAAATACTGGGTCCAGTACATGGGCCAGAAGTATGGCTACCTAGCGAACTACATCGATAGCCGAAACGAAGTCCACCTCAGGTACATCCGATGGCTGGGCTTCGAGGTTCTCGAGGACCGAGGTGTTCCTGTAGGCCCTGACAATATCATCTTTTACCCATTCAAAAGGACAAGCTAATGTGTGACCCGGTTACTCTACTGGCCGCTGGCCTAGTGATGTCTGTAGGCTCTAATGTCGCTGGCTTCGTTGGCCAAAACAAGACGGCTAAACGAAATGCCCAGAACGCGACGGAAGCCGCCGTACTAGACTATGAACAAATCGGCCTGCGTCAGATGGAAGAGGACGCCGCTGCCAGCGCACAGCTCGAACAGAGTAGGCTTGAGGCGCTTCAGGCTCGCTCCTCAGCGGAGGTAGCAGCAGGGGAGGCAGGGGTAGCCGGACAGTCGGTTAACCAGCTCCTAGGGGCTATCAGCGCCGCTCAGGGCCGTAATGCGAACGTCATTGAGAGTAACCTTAAAGCGCGTACATCACAGCTCAATGTCGAGCAACAAGCTGTCAGAACAACCGCTCAAGGACGGATCAACGCCGTGCCTCGTGGCAGCCTTGCAGGCATGCTGTTTGATATCGGCGGTGAGTCAGTGGGCCACCTCACTCAGTTCGCCAAGACGCGAGGAAAGGACTCCTAATGCCCCCACGTCAGCAAGTAAACACGAACCTTGGCACCGTCCAGAGAACACCCGCAGCTCAACCAGTAGATGCCTTTGAGCGTCCCGCTGAGAGTTCTGCTATCCAGCTAGCCAAATCCCTCCGAGGCTTCCGGTCTTCTCTCGATCAATTCACCGGTGTCAAAAATGCACAGTGGCGAGCTGGGGAGATCGATGAGGCAACCGCTCAGGCTGAGATGTTGTCCGAGTTCGAGAACTACCAAGCCGCAGTGGACGCAGGCTTCCTCAAGGGGACCGAGACGCCCATCTTCAAGCAAACCTTCAACGAGCGTAAAGGTCGTATTGCAGGTCAGCGGTATCAGGCGGATGTCATGGAGCGGTATCAGGATCAGGTTCTCCCCTCGATCACCGAAGACACCGACATCAACGCCGTGGTGGCTCAGTTCCGCCATGAGTTCTTGGGCGACGAACCCCTTAACGATGCCTTTGTCGTTGGCTTTAGTCAGATCGCGTCTAGCGTGGAGTCAGGCGTTGTGTCTCGCTTCCGGGAAGATCGCCACAAGGCTCTTAAAGCTGAGGCCGAACAAGACATTTCCATTGAACTCCGGCAGAGCGTCCTAGCCGCTAGAGCAAACCTAGTTGACGGCCAGCGCGTCGCCGACGTAATCAACCTGACCGACATCGAGAGACGCCAAGGCGTTCTGACAGGTTCTGAACTCAATGACCTGATGACCGACACCGTAACAACACTTGCTGTTGAACTCCGTGACGAAACCATTCTTGATGTTCTTCTGAAGGATCGCGCTGACGGGACTAAAGGTCCGGGGACAACGCAGCGGGGCCGGGCGCAGATGGAAAACGCTCGTAACCGTATCCAGAACCTGGAGATCGCTGAGTGGAACCTAAAGAACTCTGAGGCCGCTTATCAAAACAGACAGCAACAGCAAGCGACTGTACTAGCAGCCGCTGAACGCTTGGATGAGAACCCCTACGCCGACTTGAGGGACTTGCTAGTAGATAACCCCGAGAGCGCCTCCTTAGTTTCCTCCCTTCAGAACGCCATCGTAAACCAAGAGACTCGTCGCGATCAAGGACAGCTTGGACGTGCTTGGCTGGATGTGTACCGAGGTATCACTACAGACCCTGTGGAGATCATGAACCGCGTGGTTGCAGCAGGTGGTAATGCTGCTGACGTTAAGAACACCGTCGGCCTTCTTGAAAGCCGTCGTAAGGAAATCGCTAACGATCCGTATCAATCGTACCTGAATACATCGATCACCCGGTTGAGGGAACTTGTGTCGGGTGAAACCCCGAACAGTGCTATGTCTGCTGCAATTGCTATGCAGAAATCAATCGCGTTAGGCGGTGCCCCGGACTTTGAAAAGACGGATACGCTGCATGCTGCAGAAGTTGACCTCGTTAGGGCTTATCACGCCCAGATGCAGGCATGGCAGAATCCACAAGACGGCAGTCCGCCTCAGCAGGTCTACCCAGACATGGTCCATAAGTTCCTATTGGAGCAAGTAGAGGCGATCAGTCAGATGTACCGGGTGACGCCCGAGACGAAAGCAAAGCAATAACCGAAAGGTAACAACGCATGTCTAGCAACCCCCCAGTCAATGACTCGAACGCCCTAATCGGCGCGGGAGACCCTATTCCTATGGGCGCAGACACGCCTGCTATGGGTACAGATGCACCTGCTATGGGCGCAGACACGCCTGCTATGGACGTAGACACGCCCCCAGTAGACCCGGAGTCAATCCCTGCTGTACCGGAAGGTGCACAGGTTATCGGAGGGACCGCTGACATTCCAGAAGCGGTGCCTGAAGAAACCGACAGCGACTCCAGTGTTATCGGAAGCGTTGCTAAGGATATCGCCGGGGGCTTCGCTCACGACCTCCACCCAGCCGCTCTTGTGGGTAGTGCTGTAGATGGTATCGCTGAGACGCTGTATGCCGTGGGCCTCATTGAGGAAGACACCATCCAGAAGTGGAGGAATGGTCGCTCTTTCGCACAGGAAGCAAGCCGCAAGAGTATGACTGGCGATCCTGACGAGACCGTGACAGGTGCTGTGGTATCCGAGGTGGCACAGATTGCTCTCCCCGGGACAGCCTTGTTCAAGGGACTTAAAGCGGCAGGACTGGGTTCTAAAGCCGCCTTCGCAACAGCAGAGGTTATCGCCTCCGCAATGGCGTTGAACCCTGACGACCCCATCCTCGCCAATATGATCCCTGAGGACGCCGACAACGAAACCGTTCTGGCTCTCCGGAACTTCTTCGCGACGGACCCCGATGATCCCGAAGTCTTTAACCGGGCACGTCGGGCCTTAGAAATCACAGGTCTGTCCGGTGTTGGCTTTGGGGCAGAACGACTGATCACCCTCTCTCGTGCCCTGCGTAAGGATGCAGAGGCTACAGGTGAGGCCCTTCTTGAAGAAGGCATTGAAGCTACCGCCGAGGCTGATGCTCAGGTTGCCAGTAAAACAGGTGACCTTAATGAGGATGACCTGGCGGATGCTCCTGACGCTCCTGAAGAGTCAACCGCTCCTGAAGAGCCTGAGGTAACAAACCCTTCCGCCATGGACGACGTTGAGTTCTCTCAGGCGAAGGTTGAAGAATACCTCAATAACCGTGAACATCCTTTGATGGGCATGGATGACCTTCCGATCAACGTCGATAAGTTTGATAACCCTGAGCAGGTTCAAGACGCGTACGACACGCTGGTTGCTGCCGCAAATAAGAACATGGTAGAAGCCATGACTGAGCGGGAGACGCTGGCCTCAACGCATGAGCTTGCAACCGAACTGGGCATGAACCCCCGGAAACTCGCACAGATCATCTCAGAGGACGCCGAGAAGGCTCAGATGTGGGCTGCACATTTGGTTGCTGCTCGGAAGGTTACTGCCGATATTGGTAATGCCATGGCGACCCTGATCGACGAGTTCCAAGCAGGGCGTATGACTGGCGCTGAGTTTATGGAAACCGCCACTCCCTACTTCCAGCACCTTATTAAGGTGAAGATGATCCAGCGTGGGCATGCTCGAGCAGTTAGCTCCGGGCGCATCAAAGCTACTGGAATGTCTGACGAAGAGTTCGAGAAGAAGCTACTGGATAGTTTCATCGAACACGGAGACAACCCCGAGGCAATGGCAGCGGGGATGAAGCGGGTCATGAACGTGAACCCCGGCCTTCTTACCAAGCTCTTCGGGAAAGCTAGTCGCCGCAAGTTCTGGATGGTCTCCAATGAGGTCATGATCAATGGCCTGTTGAGTAGCACCAAGACTTACGCGGTGAACCTCACTGGTAACTTCTTGGAGATGACCTTCCGTCCCATCGAGCTGGGCGTGGGTGGTGCGATTCGTCGCGACCCTGCGGCTATGCATCAGGCGGCTGGTCAGTTCATTGGCTTGCAGCGGTCTCTTAGAGATTCCATGCGCTATGCTTGGACATCCCTGAAAAACGAAGAGCCTCTCTTGGACCCGGGCAACCGTACCATTGATATGGTGGGTGACGACGGGGACCTGCGGGTTATTCGTGTTGCTCCTCGATTTGATGCTCAAGGTAATCCCATCCCTCTCACACGCACTCAGACAGCCATCAATCGCTTTGGGAATATCATCAGGGCACCCTCAAGAGGGCTTATGGCCACTGACGAGTTCTTTAAGCAACAGGCTTATCGCTCCCGTGTGTGGGGCAAAGCATGGGCCAAGCTCCAGAACACCCCTCATACAACTCAAGAGAAGATGCGGCTTGCTGATCTGGAAGTAGAACGTGCGTTCAACGAAACGACAGGCTTGCCTACTGATCCTGAGGCTCTGAACTTCGCCCGTGAGAGTACCTTCACCGAAGACCTACTCCCAGGTTCATTGGGTAAATCAGTACAGAACGCTGTGGATGCTCACCCATTCCTGCGCTCCGTCACGCCCTTTATCCGCACACCGGTCAACCTCTTCCTGCACACCTATCGACGTCTCCCCGGCATTGGTATGGCTAGTCGGAAGAATCTGGACGATTGGAATGCAGGCGGTACACGTCGCGCTGAGGTTCTCGGGAGGCAGGCCGTTGGTACTACGATGGCCTTAGCCTACTGGTCGCTGGCCGACAGCGGTCAAGTCACCGGTAACCCTCCTTCAGACCCGACGGAAGCGAACAACCTCCGTCAGACCGGGTGGAAGCCTTTGTCGTACCGGTACACCGACGAGAATGGCAAAGAGCAATTCATTGAGCTTAGTCGTCTCGATCCTCGGGCAGGTTCCTACATGGGCCTGATCACAGGTATGCACGAAGTGTGGAACCATATCGGGACCGAAGAGCAACAGGACCTTCTCGGCAGCGTTGTCCATGTCATCATGGAGAACACGGCTAACCGGACCTACCTCCAAGGCTTGAGCGAAACATTCGACGCGCTTGCCTCAGGGGACGGGGACCGCATCGGGAAGATGCTTGCACAGCATACATCGAACCGGCTTGTTCCTTACTCGTCCGCTATCCGTACCGGTGCTCAAGTGATGGCAGGTCTGAACGACGAGCCTATGTATGTTAAGGAAATCCGTGGTTTCATTGACGGCCTCAAGAATGGCATCCCCGGCTTGGGCACTCTCCCAGCCAAGCGCAATATGTTTGGCGAGAAGATCACCACCCCTGCGGCTGTAGGCTTTGAAGCACTCCTTCCGTTCCAGACATCTGAACTAGACGACCGTCTTGTGATGGATATGCTGGAGCTAGGCAGGGCTTGGCAGGCTCCGCTTCCTAAGTGGAGGTATCTGCCCGGTGTTGACTTGAGGGATGTACCCCTAGAAAGCGCAGGGCATTCTCTGTACGAGGAAGCCACAGACCGCATGAGTACGATGAAGCTGAACGGGAAGACCGTCCGAGAGGCAGTCGCAGAACTTGTTCAGAGTGACTACTTCAAGGGTTTCCCTGATGCCTTCGATCCCAAGAACCCTGACCCCGGTACCAAACAAGCTGTCGTCAGAGAAATGATCAGTGCTTACCGACAGACTGCTTGGGGTAGTCTCGGGAGTTCCGATTCCAAGGTCGATAAGGAAATCCAAGAGCTTATCACAGAGTCGGCGGAAGACAGGCGCGATCACTACACCCAAGACTACATCACAAACCAATAAGGAGTAGCCCATGGCTGCATTAGCTTCGGCTGAATACACCGGGGACGGTGTGACGGATACCTATGCCATTCCGTTCCCGTTCCTTGACGGTTCCCATGTTATTGTCACGGTGGACGACATCCTTGTTGCAACCAACTTCATCTCACCGGCCTCCATTCAAGTAGCGAGTGGAGCGCCTGAGGTGGATGCGGTGGTACAGGTGATCAGGAGTACGCCCCGGAACACCCGGATGGTGGACTATCAGAACGGCTCAACGCTGACTGAAAGCAACCTCGATACGGATAGCTTGCAGGCGTTCTACATCTTGCAAGAGATTGTGGACAGCGTTACTGGACAACCCGGCAGTGGCACAGTTCTTGGAGCAGGTCTCACAGAGGCTGAGGTCCAAGCCATGGTGAACCAAGCGATCACTTCAAGCGTGGTCCTCCAGAACGTCCAGACGCTGGCCAATACCAACGCCACGGATATTGCTCAGGAAGTCCTGAACCGGATCGATGCGGACGCTCTCCTTGACACCGACATCACCGACTTGGATACCAGACTTTCAACGGCTGAGGGTGTAGGCGGAGCAAATGCCAGTGCTATCTCCGGGCTAGACACTCGAGTAACAGCGGCTGAAGGTAGTATTACTACCAATTCCTCCCAGATCACCTCGCTTGAGGCTACAGTTAACGACGGGACGACCGGGGTTAACGCTAATTCCACAGCAATCACGGCCCTAGACGCTCGCGTTACGACGGCTGAGGGTGACATAACGACGGCTGAGGGTGACATTACAACTAATGCGGCAGCAATTACAGCCCTAGATACACGTTTAACGACGGCTGAGGGCAATATTACCAGCAATGCCGCGGCCACTTCTCTCCTTGAGACCCGTGTTACCAACTCAAATCGAAGCAATTTGTACAGTAATGCAGGCAATCAGACCGTCAATGGTCTACCCGCAGACGCCAACAAGGTGTTCGCAGGTGAGATCTTGCTGGCTGACCATGGGTTACTGGCAGGCGACAAGCTCTCCGCATCCGCTGAGGTCTGGTCTGACGCTGGTGCTGATGATCTTGCCATCGAGATTGTATGGATTGATGGTGCCGACGCTGAGACTTACTCTCAGGGGGCTGCTGTCAATGGTACATCAGGCTCACCTGCGGTTGCATTCATTGACGCTGCTGCAATTCCTACGGGTACGGTTAAGGTGAAAACCCGCATCGTTAACCTCGACGGAACAGAGAACTATGTCGGAAGACGTGTTGCCCTGAACGTGGGTGAGATCCATATGCTGTTCGAGATCACCGCAGAAGCTCGTGACCTGACAGCGTTGACTACGACGGTTGGGACGAACAGCTCTAGTATCACCGTGTTGACCTCAACTACTGACGGTCTGGCCGCTCAGTACACCGTGACGGTCGATAACAACGGCTACGTGAGTGGCTTCGGGTTGGCCTCAGACATCATTGATGGCAACCCAACGTCCGAGTTCACGATCCTTGCAGACAAGTTCAAGGTCATCCACCCCGCTAATCAGGGCCAATATGCTGCCTTCATAGTGGACGGTGGTACGGTCTACATGGACGATGCGATGATCAAGGACGCATCCATCACCAATGCCAAGATCGCTAACCTTGATGCCGGTAAGATCAACGCAGGTACGCTTGACGTTGGACGCCTCGGTGCCCAGACGATCACGGTTGACAAGATTGCAGCCGAGGAGACCTTCACTGAGAAGCTTTACCTTGGTAATTCAAACCTTATCCTTGACGGTATCAACAACAAGATCACCATCAAGAACGCCGGTGGTACGACCACGATGGCCGAGCTGGGTGAATTAGGACTGACAGTCAACGACGTCAACGGCGACCCGATCCTAGTGGCAGGCTCAGGTGTAGAGTGGGGTTCGATACTCAACCCGCCTCTCTCCGAGTTCACTGGTAACCTGGACCCTGCGACTGACTGGACGCCCGGCAGTACGGGGACTCAAGGCGACTGGACTGCTCTGGGTGGTGCTCGTAACAGCATCATCACTGACCTTGGTCCATTCGAGGAGACCTACCAGAAGCTCTGGAAGTTCGATGCGGATGGTGTTGAGACTGGTGGCTACACCAAGCAGATCACCTTGGACGGCTCAAAGTCCTACCGGTTCATTCAGTTCGTTAAGCGAGCTGCTAGTACCGATGGTAACTCAGCGTTGGACTGGGGCCTGACCTCGAATACCAGCCTCTTGGAGACAGACGGTGATACGCCTGCTGCTGCTCCTAGGTGGATCGATGGCTTCGATACCACGATGCTTGACGACACATGGTACATGCTTGTGGGCTACATCTTCGAGAGTGGTCATACGGATACAACCATCCGGGGTACCGTGATCGATGTGGCTACGGGAGAGGTGCTGACCTCAGGTTTCACTGAGCAGGACTTTAAGTTCAGTACAACCGGAGATATTACTGTCACCTACACGTTGACAACCTCTGGTGCTGCTAATGCTGCCGATGATATCACCTTCGGTCCTCCCCTGATCCATGAGTTGAACGGCACAGAGCCTCACCTCAACACGCTACGTGGGTCTGGTTTCTTTATTGATGGCGACAACGTGGATACCTACATTGGTTCCGCAGCTATCAAGGAAGCTCACATCGCTGATGCCTCCATCAAGAATGCCAAGATTGATTCTCTGGCGGTGTCCACGATTAAGATTCAGGACTTCGCTACAGCAATCAGTACCTACACATCCTTCACTGCCGATCAAACCCTGACGAAGACTAGCGGTCTCGATCAGGAGATCACTGGCTTTGATACCACAGTAAGCACTACAGGTGCCACCAATGCTGACATCACGATCAAGGGTGCCATGCAGGGCTATGGGTACGTCAATACTGACACCCAGTGTAAGCTTAACATGTGGATCGAAGTGGATGGTGTACAGGAGGGCGATACAATCGAAGGCTTCTGGGGCAAAGGACAGTTCGACGTTAAGAACGACCCTACGCCGCTGAACTTCAACTGCCCGTTCGTGTTCAACTTCCCATCACCCGGTGGTAGTATGCACGTCGAAGTGTTTGTAGAAATGGTTGCTAACGATGGCGACGGGAACTTCAACATTGTTGGTCCCGAGAGCTTTAAGATCACCGGTGGCCAGATGGAAATCACCGAACAAAAGAAGTAGAGAGCTATGTACAGACTCATTAAGTACGACCCAAAGAGAGGCAACCAGATCGTAGGTAAAGCCTCAGTCAAAGAGCCGATTGTCCCCGCCTTCGTGGTGGGGGCCATAGCCCAGAACTTAAAGGTGTATGCCCTGAAAGAGGGAGACCAGCACCTGTCGTCTGGCTACATTGACCCCGAGCTTGGCCCTATGCCACTCATTGAGATGGACATTGGAGTGACCGACACCGACAATGGTAGCTCCTTTGTTCTCAGTGGTGTGCCTGAAGGGTCATGGGTGTACGTCAACGGCGTACGTCACGAGAAAGGGCCTTGGGTCTTCTCTCATGTCCCAGGGTGTAAGACCGTCATTGAGGTCAAGCGTGATCGATACAAACCATGGCGCACAGCTATCCTGCACGACAAGTCTGACATGGAGGGCGGCTAATGTCACAAGACAACATAGACACCAAGGCGCTTGAGATGGCTGTAGAAGCTAAGAGTATTGCTGAACACGTACTCGTAGCTCACCAGACGTTGCGTGCGGATATCAAGGACATCCATAAGTCCGTCGATGTGGGTTTCACCTCGCTACGTGCGGAGAACACCGAGCAACATCGGGCCAACGCGGCGATCATGCGGGACTTCCAGCGTGAGATCCGTACGATTGTGGACCAGAACCGGCAGGAGACCAACGAAGTCATGGAATCCTTCCGTAATATCTTGGTGACACGCCAGATGCAAATCGCTGTTGGGATCATTGGCGTACTGCTCGCTATG